TCTTCCCAATTCCTTTTAACTTCATTATGAATACTAAGTTGATGTGCTTCACCATCAGTTAGTATAATACATTGAGTTTTTTCTACGTTATTCTCTTTTTGGAACTTTGGTAGAATCTCATGGAGACATACAATTGATTCATTTAAAGGAGTTCCTGAAAGAGAAAGACGAGGTGGATAACGATAATGACAATGACCGTAATTACGATTAAAACTTTGAGAAATTCTCCAGATGTTTATCATCTGCTGCTCTAATGTTTTTCCATTCACTTTACTAGTAAAAAGATTCAATAGATTAAATTCACCATCGATTGCAAGTTGATCTTGTTTTGGTTCATAATGACTCTGCTTATTCTTATTAGCATACTCACCAGCAGTATAATCATATTCTCTTCTATTCCATTCCTGAGTAAAAGCATAGACATCAAAAGGAATCTGCACTTTACGACAGAACCAAATCAAATTATAAAGTTGCTTAAGAGTATCTCGTAAAACATACTGCATAGAACCAGACCAGTCTAATATAAAGACTAATCCATGATTCTTACCATCAGGTATTACACTTATCTTCTTAAAGAGATCTTCATTATACTTGTATGTGTGAAGATGTGCTGTATCTAAAACACCAGTACGACTAGTAGTAGCACGAGCATATGCAGATGCTGCTTTCTTACACTCAAATTCTTTTACCAAATAACTAACTTCTTTCTGTGCTTCCTTTTTAAATTTTCTAAACTCTGCATCAGGACTATCAAATAAACTTTCTGGATAAAAATCAGTTAAACGACCATGGTTTTCTATACATTGCTGTTTTGATTTATCATACTCAACTTCACTAATATCCCAGTATTGCTGAATGTCAGCATGAACATCTTCATTGGAAGCAATTACACTGTCCAAATTAACTTTAGGAATTTCAGTATATTGATTTTCTTGTCCACCAGTATTAACAAGATCTTTTAGTTTACTATCTAAAGAATCTAGTGTCTGTACATCTAGATCATCTATAGTAGAACCAGAATCAACCACCCGATCATTGCTAGGAGTACTATCGCTCCTATCTTCCATAGAAGCACTGCTATCAGAGTCAGAAACGGAAGACTCATTATCGCTATCGCCACTAGTGTCACTATTCCCAGAACCTTGACTATCGTGCTCAAAATCCAACTTAGCTTGTTCTGCTTGTTCCAGAAACTCTTTCTGCTTTTCTTGCTCCTGCTTGCAGTAATTATATAACGCTTTTGCTGCTGCGATGGTGTCAGTAAAGGTCTCGGCATTTTGTATTAGAGTGATAATCTCCTTCTCAGGAGCTGAAAAAGATAAATCAAGGAACGAACCAATCTTAAAGTATAGATTAGCACGATCAGCAAGATTAAAATTATCAATATCTTCATCTTCTAAATCAAAGAAATCCTGATCATGTAACTCATTATATCCGTTATAGAAACTTTTGGCAAGACCCATGTACTTACGCTTCATCAATTTCTCAATTCTTGCATCCTCACATACGTTTAGAAAGTTATGAGGAATTCCCTCTGGAGGATCTTCATTAGGTGTGAATAATGCATGTCCCACCTCATGTCCTACAAGCATATCATATACAGCATTACTTGCCTTTTCCCATAGAGGGAGAACCAATACACGAGTTTGGACATTAAATTGTGCGGTCTCAACGTGCTTATGCTCTACTACAATATCTTCAGTAGCAAGCAACTTTGCTAGTTGTGACTTGACTTCGTGCTGTACTGCCATCTTTGTTTTCGTTTTGTATATACACATAATACGACGAAACCCGCCTCGATGGACGGGTTTGTAGACACTTTATCAACTGTCTACGTCTTTCTCTAGCAGAACGCAGTGCTTGTGGTTTAAGTTTTCGTTTCGCATCCTTCTTGGAGTGATGCTGCCAATTGGGGATTTTCATCGGTCTCAAATTGATCCATAATATTTATTGTAGAACACCATCCCAATTCATTCAACTTAGTTGTGTCAGCACATAAAGTGTCTGGTTCACCTGGTGTATCCTCCCTAATAGGTAGATCCCTTCCCATTGCCTTTGCTAAATCCAATACAGAAGTTTCTTGCCCCGTACCTACATCAACATATCCTGTAAGATTACTAACCATTAAATGGGCAATAGCACTAGTTACATCACTAACATGAACCCAGTCTCTCCTATGCCTTGTAATATACTTGGCAGTATTCTCCTTAAGCATTCTGTATAACATGTCACTTCTACTATCTTCTTCTGCCCATACATTAAAGAAACGCATTCCTACACTATTAGGAGGAGCTTGTACTTCATTTACCTTCTTAGTAATAGCATAAGGATTCATCCACCAACCATATGCTCCTGCAGAACTAGCATACAAAAGTCTGACATCATTCTTTCTACAATAATCAAAGATAGGTTTTGACTTTTCTACATTATTCTCCCAGAACTTATCAGGGTTATCGATACTATCTCTAAGGGCAGCAAATGCTGCTAGGTGGATTACAACATCATAGTGCCTAGCAAATATACCTGTTGGTCCTTTAAAGTCTCCAATATCATCTGGCAAATCTATTCCATCAACCTCACAATCTAATGCATTCTTAAAATAATCATAAACATGGCTTCCAATAAAACCTTTATGTCCAGTAACTAAAACTTTCATACTATACTACTAAATCCTTTTACCTTTTCAAATTTTACCACATTATCAAATTTTTCGTCCATCCCTGTCTTATGGGATATCACAAAGATATTAGCATCCTTGATAACAAAACGAATAATCTTAAGAAACTCTTCAGTTCCATAACCATCTAGTGAACTATCAAACACCTCATCCATAATAAGAAGATTTGTATTAACACTATTCTTCATTCTAGCAACTTCTCTCCAAGTAAACAAGAGTGCTAGATCTATCCTCATTTTCTCACCTTCTGAAAAAGAAGCATAAGAAAAATCCTCATGGATAGGAGATTGGACAGTTTCGTTAAACTCCTCATCAAGTGTAAAGTTTATGTAGAAGTCCATCATCTGTAGATAACGGTTTACTTGCTGATTTATCAGCGGTAGATACTTCTTGATGATTTTAGATTTAACTCCACCATCTCTAAGTAAACTATACGAGAAATCGTAATAGTTTATATTGTCCTTCCTAGAAGATAGGTCGTCGTATGTAGTTGTTAAATTGTCTTTAAAGGTTGTTAACTTCTCATGCTCAGTATTTCTGTTTGCAAGTTGTTCGGTAACTGTTTGAATTTCCGATTCCAGATCTCTGATTTGTCTTTGACATCCAGATATCTTTGTATTATTTTTAGAAATGCCATGCGTTAGTTGAGTAATCTCCTTTGATAGTGTGGTGAATTGATGCTCTCGCTCCTCTTCGTTTTTAATTGCTTCTTCTAGTTCTTTATAACCAGATTGCAACTCTTTAGCTTTAGTTTGAGCATCGTTGATTTTATTTATTCTAAAAGCTTCATCTATAGATTGTGTGCATGTAGGACATGTTACATTGTCGGTGAAGAACTTATGCTCCTTAGTAATGGTTGATACCTTATTAGAAATCTTACCTTTAAGTCCACCAAGTTTTCTTAATTTTTCAGTAGCACCTGTTACCTTTTCTTGATCCTCAGTAAGTTTATATACAGTATCATTAGTGTGCTCATTTTCTAACATTAACACACAAACTTCATCTCCTAATTCTCTACTCTTTTTTTTCTTATCTTCTATATCTTCCTTACCACGAGTTTCTATCTCATCAATAAACTTCTTTTGCATCTGAATCTTATCACTTAAAGATTCTTTCTTAAGAGAAAGAACTTTGATTTCTTCTTTAATAGAACGTATCTTCTCTTTAATAACATTATTCATAGAAGAGAAAATCTTAATATCCAACAGATCCTCAATCACTTCTCTACGATGATTATTTGTCAGTTGCATAAAAGGAATAAAAGCACTAGAACCCAAAATAACAATTTGAGTAAAAGACTTATAATTCATCTTAACTACATTTTGTTCTAACCATTTTTGCTGATCATTAACATTAGCAAACTGATTTAAACAATTACCATCTCTCCATATCTCAAACTTATTTGGTTTTATTCCCCTTACCACTTTCCATTCAGTTGTTCCAATAGAAAACTCTACTTCTACATTACAATCTTTCTCATTAGCAGTATTGAT